CGCCACATAAGTGGTGCTATCCAATACATCAGAAAGGTAGTCAACAGAATAACCGTAGGCTTCCAAGGCTTGCTTGGACTGAATTGTTGCGTTTGTGATGTCAGAACCGTTGATTTCTGCGAACTTGAGCATGTCAACAGATGTGGTTTTGAGCGCATCCCCTGTCAGGCCAAATTGGGTGTTAACTTCACCGACTGCATTCCCGATTTTGTTGAAATCAGTAGGCATTTCAGTGGCTATGCCATTAGCAATTCCTTGCATCTGCTCAAGGGACTTACCACTTGCACCAGTCTTGGTGACAATAGTGTCCATTCCTTCATCAATTTCCCGGAACGCATCTAGAGCGCTCTTTCCAAAATCAACCAACTTCTGACTGATCTCAGATAGCTTCTCAGAAAATTGATTCAGTAACTCAGCTTTAAGAAGCTTGTTTGTCTCTTCAAGACCGCTACTGGCTTTCTTCCCTGACTCACCAAGATTCTCCATTTCATTGGAAAGTCCGTTGAAGGCAGCCTTGGACTCGTTCAGTTGAGTTTCTAGCTTATTGACTTCTGTTGAGTTCTCGCCATACTCTTGTTTTGCAAGAGCAAGTTGTTTTTCAAGGTTTTCGACCTGTTGGGCGACAATCTCGCTTTGCTTCCCAATCTTTTGTTCAGCAAGTGCCAGCTTATCTGCTTCACTAGCATTGGAACCCATTTGGCTTTCTTGTAACTTGAATGAGCTGACAACTTTGTCACCTTCACTTGCAAGGCGCTGTTGCTCGTTTTGAAGCTCTTTCAGTTGTTCACGATTGGATTTTGTGGCATTCCCATTTCCATCTAATGCCTTATTTACATTCTCAAGCTTATTCTCATAGCCCTTCAGGATGTTTTCTGTCTGGACCACTTCCCGCTGAAATGCACGGTATTGATCAGCTCCAATGTCACCACTTTTGAATTGAGCTTCAACTTGTGCTTGTGCCTGTCTCAATGTTTCCAGTTTTTCCTTGGTAGTTGAGACTTGCTTTTGAAGGACTTCTTGCTTTTGAGCCAATAGGGTCACGTTCCCTGTGTCAAATTTCAGAGCCTTGTCAATGCTCTTCAATTCTTTTGCTGCTTCAATAGAGGCAGAATTTACTTTTTTCAGGGCATTTTGAAGGGGCTGTGTGTCACCACCAATTTCAATTTTTATCCCTTTAATATTACCGGCCATATTTCCTCCTTTCGTATAAAAATATAAAGAGCGCCTAAAGGTTTCTTGTGATCAATTGTCCATCCATTCGATGAACTTGATCTCAGATTCTTCCTCTCAGCACTCTATTTCAGACTAAAATGAGTCAAAATCTGACTGTGTGGCCTTGCGTGTTTCTGATTTGTTTTCAGTGCGCAAATTCACATAATCTGTTTGATAGTCAAGAGCCATTCCAATTGAAATGTGCTTTAGATCATCAATTGTAAGTCCAGTTTCTTTACAGCATGAAAGGTATGATTCTACTGTAAAGATTTCATCACTGGCTGATTCTGACTCATCTGGTTTTTTTTTGACGTCATTGTCTCATTGATCATTTCCATTAGAATTGGAGCAATGTCCTGCAAAGGAAATTCTTCCATTTCCATGAAAAATTGTTCATAAGGCTTTATGTGTGGGTTCCCTGATTTAGTGAAGACCCAAAACAAGCGATTGAAGAAGGTCATGTCAAAGTTGGCTAACATGTTGATGTCAACTTCATTGTTGCCATTCTCAGCCATTTGCATGATATTCTGGTTTGAGATCATTCCAAATAGATCTTGGAAGAAATCTTTACCAAACTCACTCTTATAAGCAATAGGAGTGTAAGCATTTGTAACAAGCTCATACTCCTTCTCACTAATGATCACACTCTTACGCATTTAAGACCTCCCTAATTACAAAGCTTGATTAGGTTCATAAACCTTTTCAAACCATTTCTTATAAACTTCTTGATCATCCGCTGATGTGATAGAACGTTTCACCACTTGATCACCGGGACGAGGACTGGCATTGAAGCTCAATTCACGTTCATTAACGTTTGTTCCGTTCTTAGTAGCTGATCCGCTAGATGGGCGACTTGCTGAACAGTAATACATGACGTGGCGTGTCTTGTTAGCATCACCAGAGAATTCAAACATGATGGCAAAGTTGGTTGTCTTCGCATCTGCTTTTTCTGTGATGACTCCTGTTGTGGAGTCTTTGATGTCGCCCAAGATTTTTGTGGCAAAGGCTTCAATGATGTTTGGAACTTTGAGTTTGCCTTCATATCCCTCATTTGAGTTAACGAAGTAATAATCAATGTTATCAGCTTTCACTGATCCTGAATCCCCTTTAGGATCCAACGTCAATTCCATCGCTCCAGGAAAACGGAATACCTGACCATAAGCGATCACTCCTGCTTCACTGATTGATTGGATTGGTGCCACATGGACATTTTCAAGTCCAAAGGTAACTTTGTTTTCAGTCATTTCTTTCCTCCTTAGTATAGATAGACTTCATAAGACTTCACGAATAGTCTTTCTGATTCAATAAAATTTTCTTCTTGAACATCATAAAAGAGCTTGTGGCCATTCCACAGCTCTTCTAATCGTTCTTCTAATTCCTCGTCTTTGCGTTCAAATGCCAATTCTACAGTGACAGCACGGATCTTGTATGATGCTTGATTGTCTGTCCCTGTGATAGATGGCAAGCTTTCAAAATAGACAAGGTAAGGCAGTGAGGGGACATTTCCTTCCCTGAATGCCTTATAAGTGACTGGCAGTCCAGCCTGTTCCAAAATATCTGCAAACTCTGACAGCTTCATCTTCCAAGCTCCTTCAATTTCTTTTCAAAATTCTCAATAGCGTGATCTTCTGCCGGCTTGATGTGTACGATGCCGGAGACCCGTCCCCCGTTCCTCTTTAAGTGGCCAAACTCAAGCAAATGTGGGAGACGGTAATTTGTGTTATGTACCACAAAATTACCTTTCCCCATTTTTGTTTTTTTCCACGATTTGGCATACTTACCACCTTTTGCCCTTGGACTTTTTGGACTTGTGGCTTTTAATTCTTGGACGGCCTCTTCTGCTGTTTCTTCTGCTATCTTATCCACTTCTTCTTCAACTTCTGTGGAATACTCTGCTAATGCTTTAGCAATTTGACTGGCTAGATCTTGGCTCATGTCATTTTCTCCACTAAAGTCAATTCAAGGATGTTGAGGTTGATTGGATATGTCTTCAAAATCCGGTACTCCTTACCACCAAATTCAGCAAATTCCTGATTGTCGTATTCAAAGCTATGAATATCGACAATCAGATTGGGCCGGATGCCAGCCTGATTGGCTTGGTAAAATTCGGACCGTGTAATAGATTTCTTCTTACAAAAGATTGTAGTCTTTACTTTCTCAGTCAGATCTTGCTTGAGCTTGTCCTTGCCTGTAATTTTAAAACCTATCAATGTGATTTCATCATTCCACATCTCACACCTCTTTCTTGGAAGAGATTTGCAGATTATGCAAGCGCCATTGAAGGTGACGTGGTAGATCAACACCACCTTCATAGCGATAAGCAGCAAAGTCAACAATGAACATTTCATGGTCAGCACGATCTGGAACCAATTCAACACCCAGATTGTTTGTTAATTCGCTGATGACGCTTGAGACAATCTTCTCTAGTGTTTTATTTCGAAAATTTGAAGCAATTCCTAATTTGATTTTAAGTAATTCCACTAACTGACCAGTGTCCATGCTATTCTTCCTCTTTCTTAGTTGCTTTCTTGCGCTTTGGTTTCTCTTCAGTGGCTTCTTCTACTTCTTCAGTAGTTGTTTTCACCTCTTCAGAGGTTTCTTCTACT